CTTGAATGGATTAGTTGATTATGTAATTGACAAAGAAGTTGGTTCAGTAACTCTTGAAATTCTCCAAGACTGGGGCGTTGCAAGTGGATTCTGTGACACACTTTGGACAGATGCAGATACATCTCCTACAACAGCAGTTGCAATGACCTTAACAATTAACACAAAAGTTATGACATTAAGTGTTATTCCAAAGCGCCCAGATTTTGGTGGCGCTGCACCGGATGCATTAACTGTTTCAGTAACAATGCCAATCCGATCAGTTTCAATCGCGTAACTATCGAACAGGGGTCACCTTAAATGTTTAAGATACAAATAGAATGGAAACTTGCAGATGGAAAGTCTTTTGAAGAATGGACTATTCCATGGGAAATTGCGCAGGCTGAAAAAGAAACTGGCACAACTTTCTTGGAACTATTCAAAAGAGAATTGCCACCAAGCATTGAACAACAATTCTGGCTTGCCTACCAAATGCAAAAACGACTCAGTGATAAACCAGTTGGTCGCTTTGAAGATTGGCGATCAAGCGTTGTTCACATCAATTCAAAGGATTTTGCAACAACAAATTTTACACAGCCGGAAGCATAGAGCGCACCTTGATAGAACTGGCCGTTATTTCGCGCCAGCCATTGTCAGAGTTCAAAACGCTTTCGGCAGAGCAGGTATCAACAATTGCAGATGTGGTGAGTAAATATCATGGCAACTAGAGCATTTGAAGTTAAGATTAAAGACGCTGACATTAACGCCATTCGCAAAACTTTTAAGAATATGGATCAGATTGCTCAGGATGATTTGAATCGTGCAGCAAATCAAATTGCAGTTGAGGCAGCCTCAGCAGTTGGATCAGCATTACAAGCAACACCACAAGGCCAAGCAATTGCCAGGTCAATTAAAGTTTCAACAGGATCAAAAACACCATTTTTTACAGTTGGTGGAAGTTCAATCAAATTAAAGAATGGAACACCAGTTGGTTCAATTGCACTTGGTGTTGAATTTGGATCATATCAAGATAGGCCACGCAAAAGAAAAGGCAAATCAACTGATTACATTGGTTACAGACAATTCCAACCAAGATCACCACGCGAGGGCAGAGGTAATGCAGGTTACTTTATATTCCCAACACTCAAAGCATTGCAACCTGAAATAACTAAAAGATGGGTTGAGCAAGTTGATAGAATAAGACGAGAATGGCGCGAGAGGAACTGACATGGCAGATATTAGAACACTGAAACTGCAACTGCTTGCAGACACAGCGCAATTCCAAACTGGACTAAATAAAGCACAAGACGATACACAAAACTTTTCAAACAAAGTTGGTGGATTTGTTGCAGGCGCAGCCAAAGCATTTTTAGCATTAGGCGCAGCAGTTGGCACAGCGGCATTTGCAATTGGTGTCAGTGCAGTTAAAGCAGCCATTGAAGATGAAAAAGCACAGAAGTCTCTTGAAACAACTTTGAAGAACGTAACAAAAGCCAGTGCAGATCAGGTTAAAGGTGTGGAAGCATACATCACAAAAACTTCTTTAGCATTTGGCGTTACTGATGACAAACTTAGACCATCACTAGATAGGTTATTAAGATCAACACAAGATGTCACAAAAGCACAACAACTTCAATCATTAGCATTAGACATCAGTGCTGGAACAGGTAAAGATTTACAGGCAGTATCAGATGCACTTGGCAAAGCCTATGATGGAAACTTTACAGCCCTTAAAAAACTTGGTGTACCACTTGACGAATCAATTATCAAATCAAAAGATTTTACAAAAGTAACTGAAGTATTATCAGCAACATTCAAAGACCAGGCAACAGTTCAGGCTGAGACTTTTGCTGGCAAAATGGAAAGAATACAAATTGCCGTAAGTGAAGCCAAAGAATCATTAGGTGCAGCGTTGTTGCCTATCTTAGAAAAGATTGCTGGATTTGTTAATACAGAAGTTGTACCAGCCATTCAAGGATTAGTTGATGGATTAACTGGACAAAAATCAATTCGTCAAGCAACTATTGATGCAGGTGGGAACGTCAATTTATTAAAAGATGATTTGAATGATGCAAATGAATCTGGTCGCAATTTAGGTGAGGCCTTAAGAACATTAGCAGAAACAATTGGACTTGTTGGTGGAAGTTCAGGAACGGCCAATCCAGAGTTTAGCAAATTTGTAGACAATATAACCAACTTGGTAAAAGGTGTCAATGATTTATTTGGTGCATTGCAAAGACTTGCATCAATTACTGGTGGAGTAATAGATCTTATTGGATTGCAAGGATTACTCGCAAGAGTTGAATCTGCTGGTGAACGATTCAGAGGCGCACCAACATCCGGTGGTCAATATCCAACAGTTGTAAATCAAACGAATAACTTTGGCGCACTTAATTCTAAATCAACAGCCAACACAGTTTTGAAATCATTAAATGATGCCGCAAAAACTGGTACAGCCAACAAATTTGCCAAGCCACTAATACCAGGCAGATAATCTATGCCTTGGTCACCTAATGCCACAGTAAAGATTAACGGCACAGCAGTTACTAATTACACCCTTGAGGGTGTTCAAATCACTATGGGTCGTGAAGATGTACAACAACAATCAAACGCAGGCTTTGCAACAATTCAATTTTTAGATTTGCCTTACACTGATGTTGAAATCTTTGATACCATCACAGTCACCCTGGACAATTACACAGGTGTTGATACCACAATTTTTACAGGGTTAGTTACAGATGTTTCAGTTTCAGTGCTTGATGCTGGCACAACAAACACATTTATTACACAGATCAGTGCATCCGGTGCGCTTTCAGAACTTGCAGCCAAAGAAGCAAACATTGTTGGCTATGCTGAACAAAAAGATGGTGATCGTATTGTCTCAGTTGTCACTGACACTTTTGGTCTTAAATGGAATGAATTACCTGCAACACAAGTGTGGACTGATTACACCACTGAAACTTGGGCTGACTTATTAGGCGTTGATGTATCAGCAATTGATACTCCTGGAACTTATGACTTGTTTAGTTCAACTGCTGCACCAGACCCTTTGAATGCTTTGAATTATGTTCAGATTGTTGCCGATTCGGGCAGTGGGTTTATCTATGAAACTACAACTGGTGGAATCGGTTTTCAAGATCAGGATGCACGCGCAGATTATGTGTCAGCAAATGGATTTGTCAATATATCAAAAAACTTTATTCTTGCTGATGGCATTAGTGTAACTACATCAAGAAATGACATTATCAATGACGTAAGAGTTGTTTATGGCGCTGCACAAGATGTTATGCAAGTTGAAGAATTAGATTCAATTAGCCAATATGGTCGGGTTACTGACACAGTTGAAACATTCTTAAAAAACTCAGGTGATGCTGACACTTTGGCTGATCGTCTAGTACTTCTAAATGCTTATCCTCAACCCGTAATTCAAGGCATTCAAATACAGATTGATGCACCAACTATGACATCATCATTGCTTAATTCACTTGTTGGTGTATTTTTTGGCATGCCTGTATCAGTTACAGATTTCCCTGCCCTTTTGTACCCTAACCAATTCTTTGGGTATGTTGAGGGATGGTCATGGGATATAGACAGATTTACTGCTAGGCTTACATTGAATGTTTCGGACTTCACATTCTCAGCAGTTCCAGTGGCGTGGCAAGATGTATATGCTGGCGAAATTTGGAGTACAATAGATCCATCACTACAATGGCAAGATGCCTTATTAGGAGTCAATTAACAAATGGCCACAACTACACCAAACTATGGCTGGACAGTTCCAACTTCAACTGATCTTGTCAAAGATGGCGCAACAGCAATCGAAACTTTAGGTGATGCAATTGACGCATCCATGAACACAGCCCTTGGTACAAAAAAGGCTGGAATGGTTTTACTGAATACAACTAGTTTTAGTGCAGTAGCCAGTCAATCTATAAATGATGTTTTTAGTACAACTTATGATAATTATAGAGTTGTTATGAATATTGCTCAAACTGATGCAGTTGGTTTGAATTTTAGAGTTCGAGTTGGTGGAAGCGATTTAACAAGTGCAACTTACAAGTGGTCAAGATATTTTAATAATTCTAATGCTGGTGGTTATGCTAGTAGTAATGATAATGCCGCTAGTTCAATAGATATTCCTGGTGGAATTTCTAACAGAGGTTTTTTTGTTTTTGATATTGGAAATCCTTTTAATGCATTTCATACACACGTGCAATTAAGGTCAAACTTTATCAATGGTGATGGACATTCATTCAACTTTACAAATTCTGGTTCTGTAAACAACACAACTTCTTATACTGGTTTTACCATAACTGCAGGTTCAGGGACATTTACAGGCACAATTTCAACTTTTGGGGTGGCGAAATAATGGCAACAGAAAAAATAATGGTCGGCATTGACGACCAAGTTATTGAACTTAAAGGTTCAGATAAAGACGCTTTTATTGCACAACGAGAAGCCGACAATGTCGCATTTCAATTAGTTGAAGCCGAGCAGATAGCAAAACAAGAAGCACGCGCATCTGCTATCAAAAAACTTGCAGACATTGCCGGACTAACCAAAGAAGAATTGGCAAGTATCTTATGACCAACTACAAAGCAATTGCAGCATCCTGGGCAAGATCATTTGTTGCAGGACTTATTGCTTGTTATCTAGCAGGCGTTACTGATCCAAAGATGTTGTTGTCAGCAGGAATCGGTGCAGTTGCACCAGTAATCCTACGCTGGCTAAATCCTAACGATTACTCATTTGGAAAAGTTAATGTCAAAGAAGCAGACGAACACTAAAGGCTGGTCTGGGCATGATGCCGATCAATGGATGGCAGTTGCTCACATGTCAGGCAAACGCGGCGTTAAAGGCATGTGCCTTAAAACTTGCAGATTAGCATGGCAAATACCAGCAAAATATCCTAGTGCAATTGTTGCTTGGAACAACACACCTAAGAAACATAAATTTACTGATCCAATGAAAGCACCAGTTGGGGTAACTCATTTCTGGAAAGGTGGCAAATTTGGCCATGTGGCTATTCAATCTTCTAAACCTGGCTATGTGTGGAGTACTGATTTACCTGTCAAGGACACAGTAGGAAAGATTTATTACACAGGCGTGACAGATGCTTGGGGTTCAAAGTATCTTGGATGGACAACGCAATTGAATGGGGTTGATTTGAATGTCTGAAGATCACAAGATTGAAATTCCAGATGTATTTGGTGATGCACTTATACAAGTCATGAACACAGCGCATGCAAAAGGTGAACTCGTTACTGGATTCGTCTGTTTATTGGAAACATACAATGGCAAGCGTAAGAAAATGATTACAGTTACTTCACCAGAGATGCCTGAATACCAGGCTTACGGAATGATTAACTTTGCATCAATAAATTTTGAGTACGCAGACTCACCGGATGATGATGATTTTGAATCAGATGATGACTACGATCCAAATTGGTACAAAAACCAATGACAATCAACGAAATAGTTGGTGTTGTAAGTGTGTCAGCAACTATACTTGTATTGATGATTCGCCTAATAGCGATCCAAACCAAAATAAAGCAAACATTGTTCCCTAATGGTGGATCATCACTTGCCGACAAAATCAATGATATGAAGATTGATTTATCAAAACTACAAACAAAAACTGATATGATATGGAGTGATGTAATAGACCTTAAAAAGAAAAGGTGAGTCTATTAAGCGCATTGTAATAATTCCAGATTTGCAAATCCCATTCCATCACAAAAAAAATGTTGAGAAACTTCAAGACTTTATATTTGAAACAAAAGTAGATATGCTCGCGTGTGTCGGAGATGAAATAGATGTACCACAGTTAGGCGCTTTTAATAAAGGCACTAGAGCAGAATTTGAAAGAACACTCCAAAGAGATTTTAATACAGCACACAACGTCCTGGCAGATTTTAGAGAAGCCCTTGGATCAAAGAAAAAACAATTTATACTTCAACGCAGCAATCATTCTCAACGCATAGAAAAATACATCTACCGATCAGCGCCAGCCTTTGAATCAGTAACAGCGTTACGCATTGAAAGTCTTTTGGGATTGAACAAGTTAGGAATAACTTACAACCGATCAATGGACTTTATTGCCCCTGGAGTACTTATGGCACACGGAGATGAGGGCAGACTCTACTCAAATGGCCTTACAGCGCTTAATTTGGGCATCAGAACGGGTCAAAACATGGTCTGTGGGCACACACACAGGCAAGCCATTGCAAGCGCTTCTAGGGGCTTTGGTGGCCGTCTAAATACCATCTGGGGAATGGAGGTCGGAAATTTAATGGATTTACGATCACCAGGCGCAGCCTACATTCGTGAAAAAATGGCCAATTGGCAACAAGGATTCGCAATGCTTTATGTAGAGGGCAATCATGTTGTACCTCAATTAGTTCCAATCAATGAAAAGGGCAAGTTCATTGTTGAGGGTAAAGAATGGTAAGACACGCCGGGGCTTGACAACTCAGCCAAGTCAGACATAAGATGGTACTACCAACAAATTGACGGGGGTCAATATGACAAAGCAAGCAGCACAATTAAATGATTTAGCATCATTATTAAAATTAAGATGGCAAGATTCAGCAGTTGAAGCAACAGTTGGATTGTTGTCCACAGTTGTAACAGATAAACAAATTCAAGCGCTAATCAATAGCCTTAGAAAAGACCTTAGAAAACTACAAAGAGAAGAATTGCGTGCAAAATAAACTTTTGCGTACAGGTGAAGTTGCTGATCTCCTCCTGGTCAGCAACCGAACCATTCAAAGATGGGCAGACAAAAAGTTAATCAAATCTATTGTGTTGCCATCAGGTCACAGAAGATTTGAAGAACAAACAATCAAAGAAATGAAAAGGGGCAAGTAATGGGATTCTTTAATATAGAAGATTACGAACCAGTAGAAGCCAGGCTCTCAAGATTCTGGGAATTACACAGCGAAGATGGCAGAGTTGAAACAGAACTTGTGTCACACATTGCAGGACATTACATAGTTAAAGCAATTATCTGGGTTGGTGATCGTCAAGTAGCAACAGGACTTGCAGATGAACACACAGAACAAAAAGGTGTAAATGCTCGCAATGCACTAGAAAATGCTGAAACATCTGCAATTGGTCGCGCATTGGCTAACTTTAATTTTGCGCCAAAAGGCAAAAGACCAAGCCGAGAAGAAATGATCAAAGCAAATGTTGAACAATCATTAGGTGCAACACAAGTGTCATACGTTGAAAAACCAATTACCTATCTGAAGCCTCGCCGGGTTGCGACTCCAAAGATGTCTGGTTGGTTACAACGCGAACTGGCAAAGCACTTAAAAGATACCAATCAACAAAATGCTTTTGTTCAATTTGCATCAAGGCGTAAAGATGCTCAGATCGTCCCGGAATCGAATATGACATTTGAAGAAGTAAAGCCCCTTTTGGATGACATACAATCAGGCCATCTTGTTGATAACATTACAGCATGGCAACAGGGAATACCAAAGAGTCATGAAACAGCAGAGATGCTGGCTTCAGGCGCAGAGGATGATCCATGGACTTCTCCGGCATTTTGATGTATATGACATTACTAACCACACCAAAAGATTTACCAGCCGATTGGAAAGCAATCGCAATGTGTGAATCTTCACTAAATCCCAAAGCAATCTCACCAACAGGTAAGTACATGGGATTGTTCCAATTCTCGCAAGCATCATGGGAATTTGTGGGACAACAAGGCAAACCACATGAAGCCAATTGGGTAATCCAATACAAGGCTGCACGCGATTTGCACAAAATACAAGGCTGGAAAGCCTGGCCTACCTGCGCTAAGAAGATAGGATTGATATGACATTTATGGAACTTATGAACACAGCCACAACAGTGGCACACGCAATACTCATAGCACTAGGACTCACATTCCTGGTCATGTGGGGTGTTGCACTATCTGTCAAACGAACATTCAAAGTAGATGCTAAAAACGACAGATTCAAATACTGGACAATGCGTTGCGATATATGCAAACTTGAATTGTACGGATCATCACAAGTGAGCCTAAACAAAACATTTAATTGGCATGCAATCAACAAACATCCGGATGCACAATGAACAAAAACTACACATCACATGACTACAAGTTCGCTAAAGCCTTACAAGAATCAATAGCACAAGATGTAGAAAACAAAAAAGATTTGTTCACTAATCCACAAGATGCTGAAACAGCCAAAAGAATCATCAGGAGACAAGTATGAAGCAAAGAGATTATGTAGGTGTTAATGCCAGGCATCAATCAATCGTTGCATCAATGGACAAACTGATCGCCAGGTGCATAAATTGTGGTAACTGGACATTCAACAAAAAGCATTGCAGCATATGTCACAAGATCATTACAGGTAAAAAATGACAACAACACAGAAACTAGTATTCCTGGCAATTTACACAATGATCATGATTTGGGCATTTAGACAATGACCACATACATCTGGTGTAAAGAATGCTATAAACTTATTGCCAAAGAATTACTGCATGAAGAATGCGATCCTCAAGTACCAGTCGTACCTGAAGAAGTAAAGAAAAGCATGGGATTGTAAATGAGTGCAAAACTGGTTGGTTGGGCATTAGAGCAAGAGGGCTTAGAACCACAAGAAAAACTATTATTGGTAATACTTGCTGATCACTTTAATGACAAAGAGGGCGCAGCCTGGGCAGGTCAAGCACGCATAGCCAAAATGATGGGTGTAAGTGACAGACAGGTCAGAAGATTACAGGTAAGCCTGGTTGATAAAGGACTACTAAATGTAGAACTAAGATCAGGTCAATCAAACATGTACAGAATGGTTACCCCGGACGTATTGTCCTACCCCTCCGGACATACTCGTCCTACCACCCCGGACACTGCTGTCCTACATAACTCTTATAGAACTCTTAATGAACGTTACCCGGACAAATTAAAAACAACACAAATACCAGACAAATATGTAATGCCAATAGACGATTCAGTAGATCCACAAACAGCAGTCACATACATCAAAGACATAAAGAAGAAACTAAGGAAGCATGCATGAGTTACACATACAAATACAAACAAATGCGCCAAGCCATACTAAAGCGAGATGACCACACATGCGCATACTGTGGACAACCAGGCAATCAAATAGATCACATAATCCCAATAAGCAAAGGAGGAGAAGATCACGAAACAAATATGGTAGTGGCATGCAGCACATGCAATGCATCAAAGAAGAACCAAGATGCACAAAAGTTTCAAGAGAAAAGATATGCTAAGAACTACACACAAATCAAACCTAAAACCGATTTTTTACGCGCTGATTTAACACGCACACACTCCTTAGTGTCTTTATCCCCGAGGGATTTTGGGGTCTTTGAAGCACCATTATTTGAGGAGAAACAAACCGGATGAAACCAGATAATCAAAGAGTTTTACCTGCTTTATTAAGATCAGTTGATTTTGCACAGGAGTCTGGTTGGATTACAGA